TATCTGAACTTCTCAGGTTCATGCGTGCAATATTACTTGTTATTCGCTGGCGCTCTTTTTGCTTCATTTCAGCGTGGTCATCCAATGTATTTACTAGCGACCACAGAGCAATTCCTACGATTGTTACCAGGTAAATGTACTCCATCATCTCGCTTTCTCCTTTTCTTCATAAATCGCCACAATATTTTCAAGATCAGCAATACGTTGATTCGCTTGTTGGTATTTTTCTTGAAGGTCAATCAATGCTCTGTTTAAATCCAAAGCTACGATTCTCCAGTCAGTATTTATTTCTTTTTCCAACCAGTTTTTTATTTTTGTTAAAAAGTTCATCCGACTGACCTCATTTTCTTGCTTTTTACCATTTCTTTCTTCCAAGTTCGAGTTCCACGATATTGCAGATATTCGTCAAAGCCTTTGATTGTGACGAGCTGACCATCATTCCTAAGATGTTTCTGTTGGCTAGGTAGCTTTTTCATCTCTCGTCTCATGTCTCCCGCTTGTCGCTTTGAGCATCCAAAGATGTGTTCCAATTCTTCATCATTGGCTGAAACTTTTTCAATGATCACATCTTTAATTCTTACAATTTCAACTGCTTCCATTTTTGCTCCTTTCGTGATATAATTCAGTTAGTTATTTTGATTAGCGCCTGACTTCTGTTAGGTGCTTTTTGCGTTACCGAATTTTAAAATCTTCAATAACCCGAGCAATGAACTGATTTGCTTGTGGATTTTTCAGCTTACCATTCAGGATATTAGTTACATCTTGACGAGCCATGCTATACTGTACTGCTAGCGTTGCCATCGTCAAATTATGCTCTTTCAGATAATCTCTGATTTTTTGACGTCCACCATCCATATTTGGCATATTTCTCTCCTTTCTTTTCTTTATCTTTCCTCGCTTTCTGCTATAATAAAACTAGAAAGGAGGATTATATGCATAGAATAAAAGTTACTTTTTCAGATGGCACCGAAGCTGTTTTTCACGAAGAACAAACTTTTCAAACTTGGAAAACTTCAAACAACTCAGTTTCATTAGGTGAACTTAGTGGACTTTGGTATCATCATCACGATGGTTTGATTCCAAGCTTTTTAGAAATAGTAGCAAACGCTTCATTTTTCTTCGATGTTGAAAAACCATCAACCATCTACGCTTCTGCTTCAATTGTCAAAATCGAAGCGATATAATTTTTACACATGGCTATTCAAGGCACGCTTCGTGATTTCGTCTTGGATAGCCTTTGTCATTGCTAAGCCATGTTCTGAAAAACTAGTGTTTTTAGAAACTAGCAAAATTGCTTGCGAATATGTCTCAGATTGTTGAATAGCTTCATCAGCGACCTTCTCAACAAAACTTTGAATATCGTTTTTTAGATTCTTTAAAGATATTGGAGACGCTTCTTTTTTCGACATTCATCTTCCTCCTTTCTTCAAAAAGTAAGAAAATGAGTTAGAAATTTTATAAAATACTTGACATATCTCACCCAAAAGGTTAAAATGAAAGCATAATTAAAAACCTTGATAAAACCTTATATCTATCAATTTTCTTGCTCGCCAAAGCTATTTTATTTTTAGATAAGTTTTAACTTCGTTTTTTACTAACTCATTCACTTACAAAAATTATTTTACACCCAATTGGGTGATATGTCAACACTTTTCACCTAAAAAGTTGAAATATTTTTTGTTATGTTCCAGAAAGGTTGATTTAACAATGTTTCCGACATACGAAAAAATCAAAGAACTTGCTGATAATCGTGGAATTTCTCTTATGAAGTTAGAAGAAGATTTGGGTTACAGTAGAAATACACTGTATAAGTTGAAATCACAAAAACCCAACGCTGAAAGAATTTCAGAAATCGCCGACTACTTCAACGTGTCCACAGATTATCTTCTAGGTCGTACAGATAATCCAGCAATAGTAAGCGATGATACAATTGCAGGGTATACATCAGATGACCTCCGAAAAATGGCAGAGAATGCCAAGACCTTCGATGGTAAGCCACTTACAGAGGAAGACATCGATGCCATCCAGAACATCATTGAGATTTATTTGAGAGGTAGATAGCCTATGACTATTGAAGAGCTTGTAGACTCCCACGGTGTCAATCTTGCTTACTTTGATAATGAACTTTGGCAAAGACCTGGAGTTTACATCAAAGAAATCAGTATTATCTTTATAAACCGTGAACTGTCCGAAGACGCAAAAAAACGAGTCATATACCACGAATTAGGACATCTGGAACATTCTAGTACACTATATAAAAACAACCACACTAGATGCGAGAATGAAGCCAATAGGCACATGATCCACAAGTTGTTAGAAGAAGAACTTGCGCTATCGGATGATCTCAAATCATTTAACTATCTTCATTTCATGCAAAAACATGAACTTAGAACAGTCACAGACGAATTGATGGTCATTGATGAATATTATGAATTGATAGGATAAAATTATGGATTTCAAAAAATTAAAAGAATTAGCAAAAACTGCAGTTGATAAAACTGCAGAAGGATTAGACAAAGCTAACGAAATGAGAAAAAAAGCATCGTTAGAAACAAAAATCACATTACCAGCATCAAATCAGTTCACTAGTTCTACTACTATCAGAAAAACAGTTGATGGCCAATACTACATCGGTCTATACTCAGAAGAACCTGTACTCTATGAATTTGAAAACTTTAGTTTTTCTGGTTCTACAGTTATTGAGCGCACAACCACTACAGGAAAAAACAAACAAAAAGGTCGAGTTGGTAGTACTCTATTAGGAGGAGTTATTGCGGGACCTATTGGGGCTATTGCGGGTGGAGCTAGGGCAAAAAACGGCACTATCAATTCTACATCAGTTACTACCCAAGAAGAAAAACCAGGATCAGCATCGGTATTACTAAGAAATATTACAACTGGTGAAATCAAAACCATTTCAACTAAATTAACACAAGCGCAAGCAAATAATGTTGAAAGATTTTTCAAATAAAACAAAAAATCCCCACACTCGCAAAGTTTGGCGACTCTGAGTGTGAGGAACTTCAGTATAAGAAACAACCATTCAAAAGGTCGTTTTCTTATACCCATTTTAACAAAAAAGTGAGGTAAACGCAATGTGGATGGAAGAACTTCCCAACGGAAAATACAAATTTTTTGAGCGATATAAAGATCCATATACTGAGAAATTAAAAAAAGTTTCAGTGACCATGGAGAAGAAAACTCCCCAGGCAAGAAATCAAGCTGCTATCTTGCTGCAGGAAAAGATAAAACAAAAGTTAGGAGAAAAACAACATTTTGTTTCTGATATAACTTTTGAAAAACTATATGAGGAATTCGAGGAGAATTGGAAACACGGTGTTAAAAATTCAACAGTCTATGCTTCAAAAAATGTAAAAAAAGAGATTTTAAAGCAGATAGAGGGCGACTACCTAGTTAGAAATATTGATAGACGTTTATTACAAAAAGTAATAGATCAACTATTACAAGACGGGAGATCTCATAACTATGTTTCTAAAATCAAGTTCAAGCTCAATCAGATAATGAAATTCGCTATCAGAATGAATTATATTGATACAAATGAAATGCTATTTGTTGAAACGCCTAGAAAAGTAATTACATCCGACGAACTCAGGAAGAAAAACACAAAATACTTAGACCAAAAAGAGTTTAAGTTATTCATCCAAAATTTAAAAGACGAGGCCCTATGTGATTATCGAATTACAAAGTATATCCGAATAGCTAAAGTTCTTTTTCTTACTGGCATGAGGTATGGAGAACTGGCAGCCTTAAACTACAAGGAGGATATAGATTTTTCTAAAAAGACTATTCACATCAAGCATACATACGATTTCAGACAAAAAGAGAGAACTACACCAAAGACAATCAAGTCCGATAGGGTTATAACAGCACCTCAAAAAGTGTTAGATATTATCAAAGAGCAAATAATAGAGAATGCGACAAATGGATTTGATACAGATTTTATTTTCATCAATACTCTAGGAGAACCAATAACAAATGCCAGGGTTATTTGTGCATTGAAAAGACATGGTCAAAAAATCGGTATAGAAAAAAACATAACTACACATACATTTAGACATTCTCATATATCCCTACTTGCTGAGCTTGGCATTCCCTTGACTGCCATCATGGATAGAGTAGGACATAGTGACTCAAAGACCACACTAGAGATTTATTCCCATGTCACTCAAAAAATGATATCAGACATATCTAGTAAGTTAGAAAAGATAAAACTATAAATTATGCCCCTCGCCTGCCCCTTTTTATCATATAAGACAAACAAAAACCCTTTAAAGTGTTGATATTAAAGGGTTTTTAAATTGTACGAAAAAAGAGCACACAACAGTTATAGGCTGTACGATAATTTACACTGTTTCACAATACGTTGAAATTTAGAGCTTTAAAGCGAGAACAAAGTTGACTTTTTACATCATTTTACAGAGATTTACGACACTTTTGCCCCTTTTTCGCCCCTTTCAATCTGGTACATCATAGTTGAATACCCTACGATGTCACGATATTTTCAGATCATTACTAGGTAGTCTAACAACTCTTTATCTTCCACTTTGAAGTCCAATAAAATCAGTAGTTTTACCGTGTACTCATTTTTCAAAATCGGGACCAGGTAAGTCACACCTATCCAATGCTCAAAACCCCTCCCTATTCTTCAAGAAATCGCTTTTTTGAACAATAGGATTGAGATTTTAGTTTCTAATCGTTCAAAATGCGTGTTTTTGCAAAATAGAAAATCGCAAGCCAAACGACCTGCGGAAACATCATCTATTCTAAATAGTCTTTTTCTGTAATTACTTTTAATCTAGTAGAATAATTCTGAAATGTTGAGAATTTAAAACGTTTAGGATCTTCAAGTTTATTTCTATCATTTGCTTCCAAAGCGTGATTATAGTCTATAATAGCTTTTACCAACTTATTAATAATAGCTCTATCATTGTCCATTACTTTATAATAATCTTCGATTTTCCGAAGGCGGAAAGTTGTATTCAACAAATAACTTTCATCTTCTAAAATCAATGTTTTACCAATATCTAATCCTTCAACATATCCTTCTTTTGCCGAATTTCTAAGCTTATACTTCAACTGGTACTTTTTAGGAATGTAACTTCTAAATGGAATCAAGAAAGTTAGCCCCTGTATTTTGACAACAGTTACCGCAAATCCCCTTCCTTTATTCATTACTTCCTTTGTCTTAAAGTCATAATCCATCGCTTGAATAAGGTCGTAATCCTTGCACATTTCTAAATCAATTTGACCTAATTTTAACTTCTTACTTTTCATTCCTATTCCTTAGATAAAAAGCTCACTAAAAAGTGAGCAACATTTCCAATGAGATACTTCTGTTGACGAGCGCGTCTCTCCGCCCCCTCATTGCCTCAAGAAAAGGCTGGGCGAATCGAAAGGAGGTAGATTTTTCCTGTTTTCAATTCTACTTATTTTTGCACATTTTTTGAATTTTGTCAAACAAAAAAACCGCAAGCCTAAGCCTGCGGTAGAAAGAACTATTCTTTGTCTTTGTTTTTATTTTGATTATTCCCTGTAAACAAACCAATTAGCCCTAATGCAGTAGTTCCAGTTAAAACACTACCTGCAACTTGTTTATCTGTCGCTATTAAGTAAATTCCACCGATAATAACAACGAGGGCGATTAAAAAGCCGAATAACTGTCCCAATTTATGAGAAGAGATATTCCCTGATAAGTATTTATCTTCCATCTCTCTACGATGTTGGCTTTCTGCAATACCATTATCAATAATCTTTTGTGCAGCATCAGGATATAGCTCTTGATACCCTTTGAGGATATCTGGATGTGGTAGATCACCTTGATAGATTTCCAACTTCTGCAGAACTACTTGACGCTGTTCATGTGGTAAGCGCTCGACTTCATCAACAATATTATTGACTTCAATCAATTCTTTATTCTCGGTATCCAAATTTCATTACCTCTTTCTGAATGCCCATCGTTGATTTCTTGTAATCACTTTTGACTTTCTTCCAGTCTGGGACTGTATCAGCTTTTACTTTTGAAATGCTCTGGTTAAAGCTAAAAACAGGCAATACAATTGCTGTCATACCAAGTAAAAAAGACTTAAAGTATTGAGGTTGTTTTGTATTTTTTAACATACCAAATTCCTCCTACTCGCTCCATAATATTTTTTTGAATTAACTTGATTATGACATCTTTCTTTAAAAAAGTCAATGTTTCTTACTCTTTTTAACGAAAAAATCCCCACAAGAACGAGTCCTGTGGGGTAGAAATACATTTTAGAAAAGTTTCCTTTCTATTTATTTAATTGTAATCAAGCCTTCTGGCTCTACTGTGAATTCTGGCTTGTCTGCCAGTGTTCCATCTGGTTTAATGTAATACCAGCCTGTTCCGTCCGCTGACTGTACGAAAGCATTTGATACCATGTTGCCATTCTTACGGTCGAGGTAGTACCAAGTCTGCTTATGCTTAATCCAGCCAGTAACCATCTTGCCATCTTCATCAAAGTAATACCAAGCATTGTTGATACGAGCCCAACCAGTGGCCATAGATCCTGAAGCAGTGAACCAGTACCAAGCGTCCTTGTAGTTCAACCAGGTACTACGCTTCATGAAACCTTTGTCATCAAAATAGTACCAAACATCATTGATCTTCTCCCATTTGTCAGTTGGGTATGAGCCGTCTTCACGAACCCACCACCAACCATATTGGTTCTGTTGCCAGCCTGTTTCAACCTCTTCAGGCGGTACGATATACCCAACGATTTCATCGACAGAACGCTCATTGTATCGACAAGGGCCACCTACTTCTAAATAGTCCCAGTTGCCATCGATGTTCTGCTCAATCGTCTTGATGGTATATCCGTCAGAGTCCTCATAGACCAGCCCTGTATGCCCGTAGTTGACACCGTCACCAGCCACGTATGATTTTACGAAGAACCAACCAGCTTTTGGATAGTCAACATCATACACGACTTTCAGGCCTTGTGAACGTGCTGACTCAAGCAAGTCGTAGGCATTGCCCCAAAGGGTCACACCATACCAATGACGAAGCCCGTAACAAGGTACGTCAGCACATTGGAAGCCATAGGCTCCATCATTATCCACTCCATCGCCAGCGTTAGCCTTGTCGATGAAGAATTGAATCATTTCCTGTTTTTTAGACATACCTATTCCTCACTTGGTTTCTTGTATTCAAGCGCTCGTGTGCTGTCTGTGATTCCGCTAGTCGTCGGGTCATTGACCAGACCGATAGCAGTCAAGAACACGAATACCGCATTTGTTGCCGATATCACCCAAATCCAGATGATATCCAAAGACTGCTGCACCAGCTTGCAAGACAAGCAAGAAGGCTGGGATTGCAGTTAGCCAAAAGAATTTATTTTGTAATCGTAGTTTCCAGTTAATCATATTGTTTTCCTCCTTAATCATATTCCAAGAATGGACGCATCTTGTCCAAAATGACCGGATACATCTTCTTATTTCCTTCTGCAGTAGGATGTAGACCATCTCCAATGAAACGATTTCTGACACTCTCTAAGACAGGGTTTAAACCTGACTCATTATGCAGATCAACACAAGGGATAGCGTACATTTCAGATACTTCTTTTACCGCTCGAACATAGTCTTGTAACAAGTTTCCTTTATTATTTGGTGTTGTCTGAGCATTCACCCAAGTCGTACCACCACCTCTAAAATATCGTTTCAGAGGTGTCATTGTCATCACTTTCGCATTTGGACGATTGACAGCAAGCCATTCAAGAATGTACTTGTATGCTCCATAGAACGAACTCGTTCCGGTATCAGTAACATTTCCTAAAGTTGCATTATTCCCCCAGTCATTCGTTCCTCCAAAGATAACTACAATGTCCGCATCAGCTGGAATTGTATCGAGTCTGTTTACAAACGGCTTCAATCTATCTGTCACATAACTTGAAGTACAGACAGAGGTTCCGCCAATCCCTAAATTCGTGACTATGCTATTAATACCGTTGCTTTTACACCAGCTATCAATGTAGCGGTGCCATTGTCAACCTCCAGCGTTAACACCTTCAGTAATCGAATCACCCAAACAAGCAATTTTTTTGGTCTTTGTCGTTTTACTAAAAGTATTGATGTAGTAATTACCTGCGTTGTTGTCGTAATAACCAAGCAATACATCGTTGGTCGTGTTAACCTCGCCCCCGACAATTCGTTTTTGAGCCTTGTTAAACACGATAAATCCTGCGCTACCGTTAATAGAGACCTCTTGAGCATCACACCAATAATTAGACTTTCCGACTTTCACATTACATTTTGGGAAAGATAACTTTTTTAAAGATTTGTTGTACACGATATTCCCGTTAGGGATATAGATGACTGTATTGCTATAAGTCGCTATTTCTTCAGTATCCAGACCACCACTTCCTGAGTTTGGACGACTCTCTAACGTTAAAATCCTTTGTTTTAATTCGCTATCGTTGTAATTGGTAGGCAGTATTCTCTCACCAATTCCTTGGACAGAAATGCTAGTACCACTAACAGCAGTCACTTTCCAAAAACCTTGGTTCGTACCAGTAGTACCACTCCAGTAATCTTCAATAATATCTCCGACTTTAATACCGTCAGGGTTCATGATAGCGTCTGGTGTTATTGTCCTATTAACACCAACACCGCCTCCGGAAATATCACCTTTGGCAATGCGATATGTTGGTGTATTGTTATCTGGACGACTCTCTAAAACAGTCAATCGTTGCTTGATTATAGAATCGTCATACGGAATAGGTAATTCCGATTTCTTAGCGTACCCTTCAAGAGATTGATGTTCTGTCAGATAATGCTTCTCTTCAAGTTCTTCATGCGTGACAATCTGAGAATAATCTATCTCAGTTGCCTCATGAAGTTCTTCTTTAGTTGCGTAACGTGTCTTGATATCCTTGATATCCTTACCGATTTCCGTTGCTAGATTTTCAAGGTTATGCATATCAATCACGCTTTCGCTTGGTTATAAGTTGCTACTAAATCAAGATTGGCAATTTCATCTACACGTCCGCTAACTTCTGTTACTTTGCCGAGAAGTGCGCCGTTTGCATCTTGATCCATGTTCGTGATTTTTTCCGCAATCTCTTTCAATGTATCAAGATTTTCAGGCACTGACTCGCCCAAAATTTCAGCTTTGACCTCTGATTTAGCTTGAGTGACTGCCTGAGAAATAGCTTGCGTCATTGCCGAAGTCTCTACTTTAGTGCTGACGCTTTGCTTCACTTCCTTGACATCTGCTCCGACCGCTTGTGCGAATGCTGTTAATTTTGTTGTGTCCATGTTATTAAACCTTTCCTAAATTGTAGTAAAAAAGCAAGTCAGGGATTTCCTGACATACTCCACCTTCGCTTACATGTCGTTCTGCAAGCTGTTTCTTAACTTCTTCAACGATATCTAATTCCTTTAATTTATAGATATCTTCCGTAACCAATTCTTTATCCGAGTCTTCAATTTCAATATAAGTATCTCTATCGCTTGGGAAGATATACCCTCCAACCGAGATTTCCACTCGGTATTTTCCGCTTGGTAGAATACTATCTAAATTAAAATTGACAGAATGGCTAGTGACGGGAGCAGTTGTCTTCCACCTGCGTTGTCCCTTTGTTTGAGTAATAACCGCCT